TCAGATGATCTTCCAAGTGAGAAACCACCTTCTCCCTGAATTCTTGTTTCAGGAACATTGAGTGATCTATAGAGTTTCTTCTGAAAATAGTTAATATCAGTGATCTCACCAAGGTTCTGACCACCAGGAAGTGTAGTAATTTCAGTGCCTCTGCCACCTTCTCTTCTAGGTAACCAGAAGTCCTCCATCATGGACATGTGCTTTTTATCATCTCTGATTTCACCAGTGTTTGCATCATAGACCAACTTGTTTCTATAACGCATCATTACATCTCTAAGGTATTGTTCTGCCTTAATTTTAGGCAGATTACCAACATCAATGTAAAAGATTCTTCTTTCAGGTGCTCTTGAAAGTCTGTAGATAACAAGAGAATCCTCAATCATCATCAACTGATTGAGTGGTTTAATTGCTTTATGCAACCAAGAAAGTGTTGATCCCTTGTTTCTATCAACCAGTCCAGAAGTGCAATAACAAATAGAATCTCTAGTAAGTTTTACACCACCACTTGCCTGTTGTGTTCCATATCCAGTCTTTTTCCCACCATCCAAATATACAAAATATTCTTCAATAGGTGGAAACTGGAATTGATCAGCAGCATTTTCCTGTCTTTGGAAAGTGCCATCACCTTTCTTTCTAACAATCTGACGCACATAACGCATCTTAGATGCATCAATGTATCTTAGTTCTTGAATACCAGCTTCTGGATTCTTTTGATCAATTACTTTATTATAGTACAGTCTTCCATCAATATACCAATTTCTGAAAATTTCATGTGCCTTGGTATCAAAATCAAGGAGGTCAAGAATATATCTAAACTCTTCTCTAATTTTTTTCTTGATGCCATCACTAGCATTCAAGTTTGACAATTCAATCTCTACAGGAGAATCATTAGTATCAGAAACAATTGCTTCATTTACAACATCTTCAATAGCACTGTCACACTCAGGATATAATGACATAGATCTATATCTTCTGATAAGATCATTTTCACTTTTATAGATTCCTTCAATATCTACATAAGAGCCAAAAAAACCAGAGCTAATATAGTTCTCAGATCCATCCTGATTATTAGGAGGGACTGGAGATACTAGCCCTGGCGGTTGCTTCTCGCTGTCTTCAATTGAGAAACCAAATAATCTTGCCATTATTATATACTAGGAGCGACTGTGCTCCTAGTATTTATCAACTTAAAATATCATCTAAATGTTGGGGTTGATCCACCATCACTTCTGCCATCTTCAGCAACACCAATTCTGAAGTCCTGAACCTGGAAGGTTACAGTGAATTCTTCAATGGTGTCAGTTGAATCATAGCTCAGATCAATTGCACCAACTTCAGTTGGGAAGATTCCAGTGAACTTGTAAGATCTCAGAACCTGCTGACTTCTGTTGCTCTGTGGATGTGAGGTTGAATTTCTTGCATTACCTCTACCCAGTTGAGCAATGTAGGCATTTGCCATGTATGAAGAAGGATTAGTAACGCCTGTAGCATGTGACAGGTCATTAATTGTGTTCATCCAACCTTCAAAAGCACTTCTCAGATTAAAGTCTTCATCATTGATGATGGTGACTGTCCAAGGTTCAAAGGTTCTATCACCAGCAACTTTCAGAATTCTACCTCTAAAAGGAACTGGAATTTCAGCAACAGTTGAGGCAGGAAGTTGAGCAGCCTTACAAAGGAATCTAAAGTCCTTTCTTGCTGCATCATTCCAGAGTGTTCCTGCACCTGAAATACCAGATGGGAATGAAGGAATAGAAGCCTCAAATAGATTGGGGCGAGCACCCCCACCCCTCAACTGTGTCTTGAAATTATGAAGATTTTTTGTTGCGATGTTTGCCATTTGTGTTACCTCTTTGTGTTATTGACTACTTGTAATAAATCAGTTTCCAGTAACTTCAGAGAAGCTAATTCCACCTCTTGTAGCAACAAAGGTAAGAGTTACAAAGTTGATTGATCTTGCAGGTTGAATGAAGATGTCAGCTCTAAACTCATTGTTGTCAACAATGTCAGGAGTATTGTTTGTTTCATCACAAATGACTCTAAAGTCTTCAATTCCTCTCTGGGACTGAATATCAGTCAGGAAAGGTTCAACAATATTAATGAAGTTTGCTCTGGTTTCAGCATCATTCAGTTCAAAGAGTTGATCATTTGCAGCAGTCTCAAGTGCTTGCTCAACTGTCAAGAACAGTCTTCTAACATTGATTCTGTCAAAAGCAGACTTGTAGCTAAGGGCAGTCTTGTCACCAAAGAGAATAGCACCAGCAGCATTTTGATTGATGACTGGGTTAATTCTTGCTTTGTAGAGTTGATCTCTTTGTGCTTTGTTGGGATTGTATGCCAACTTAACAACATTATTCAGAGTTCCTCTTGCTTGACCAGCAGGTGAGAACCAAGGCAGATAAACAGTATTATTTCTTGCCATGATACCAGCAATGTCACCATTCAGAGGAATGTATCTAAACTCATTATTAAATCTGTCATAGACATACTTATAACCACTATCAAGAACAGCATAAGAAGAAGAACTAATCTGTGAATAGTAGTTCAGAATGTTGGTTGTGGCAGTTGTAGAGTTAGAAACATTAACAACATTTGCTCTATGTGGAGAAATGACTGCTTGACAATCTTTTCTTCCTTCAGCAAGAGAAATCAGCAGATTTGCTTTTGCTTGAGTTGAAAGTTGATCATTGAATGATGATCCCATTAACAGGAAGTCAACTTCAATTTCATCTTTGTTCTCAAAGAGTTTATATCCAGTTAATACATCACCAAGTGATGCTGCCATTCCACCAGATGCACCATAATCAGCACCACCAGCAAGAGTGTAAGTTACATTGCCAAGTACATTATAAGTAACTCCCTGTGCATCAAGACCCCAAGCACCAGCACCAGTGGTAACTTTGGTGTATCCTGTGGAGAATCCACTTGCTTGAGGATTAAGTCCTCTTACTGCATCAAAGGTTGAACCAGCATTAGCACCAGCAAAGATATATGCTGAGTTGTTTGCAAGGTAATGCTTATAGTAGTTCTTGATTGGAGCATTTCCATCTTCTTCACTATCAAGTGCCTTAGAAAGGAAGAAGTTTGTCTCAAGGATGTTTCCTTGTACACCAGTTACTGATCCAAAGTCATCAACAACTACAACGTGAATTGCATCATTCTTTCCACTTCTTGTGGCAGCATAGTTATTAGTTACAGGTCTTGGAGCAAGATTCTTCCAGAAGATAGTAGAATTTGTCAGACCAAGAGTCTGTTGATCATACCAGTCAACAGCAGTTGCTGCAGCAATTGTTGCAACATTAGTGCCTGTGGTTGCTTCTACAAATGTCATGGTATCAGCAGCTTCAATTGATCTGCCAGGATCACCTGTCTGATAAGTGATAGGATACTCAGTTCCAGAATCAGTTGCCATTCCAGAAACTCTGGAGACAATTCTTACATCAATGCTGCTCTTCATGTTAGAAGAGGTGTCAGTGGTAACACCAGTGATGATTCCTTTCAGATATCCAGTGAAGGAAGTGGTTGTTCCAGCACCAGGTGTATTAACTGAAGACAGTTGGACAGTAACACCAAATCCAACAGTTGCACCAGCACCAACAGGGCTAGTGGTTGAAATTCCAATTGTTTGGTCTGCAAAGTTATCAATTGTGCAGACTTTAATATTATTGTTTACCTCACCTGCTTCTCTTGATGCAAAGAAGAAATCAGATGCAGTTGAATAATTTTCTTCATAATCATCATAGTTTTTGATTTTTACGCTTGTGGATGCAATTGATACACCAGCGTTTGCATTCTTCAGATTTGATCCATCAATTCTTACAACCTGGAGAGTGCCTCCATATGAAAGGAATTCAGATGCAACCATCCAATCCTCATAGTGCTTATCATTGCTTTGGGGCTTACCAAAGACATTGACAAGCTGACTCTGACTAGTAATCAGAATTGTTTCTTCAATAGGACCACTTTTAAATGGTGCAGCGATAGCACCAATATTATCAAGAACATTATCAGCTCTACCAACTGTAAGGTCAATTTCTCTGACCAATACACCTGGAGATAATTGAGGAGTTGCCATTTAATAATCTCCTTAAGTTCTCAGATTAACTAAAAATATTTATTATTTTCAGGGGTTTCATTGGGGAAACAAGAAGTGAACTACCAATCTGGATAGACATCAGATGTATATTTCTCTCTTTTTGCAACAACTCTCTTCTTACAACACTCCTTACATTCATATGAATATGATGAAGCAACTGGTCCTCTATCTTTTCTTGTTCTGTAGTATCCATCAACAAGATTCTTCTCTACACCACATACTCTACATTTTCTTATGTCCAGCAAGAGATGACCAAGATTAAATTGCTCATCAAAGTCCATTACTTATAGTCCCACATATAAGACATGTCACCATATTCATCAGTAAACCATCTATCACCTTCATCATCCACAAATGTACTGTCTTCAAGACCATCATTGATGAAACCAAAAGGTGCCATATCCTGTTCTATTTGATTCTTCTGCTCATCATATAATCTTTTTCTAACATCCTGGTCAGTCAGTTCTTTAAAATAGTCCTGTGCTACCAACCAAGCATAGATGACCAAACACATGGCAAGGTCATCATTACATCCCTCTTCTGCCTCAAATGAATTATGTTTAGAAACAAAGGTTGTGAGTTCTGAGATAATCTCATAATCATTGATGAACAATTTATCTTCTTCAATCAACGTCTTAAGATTCAAAGAACCCACTTTTTTAACTGTCTTGGACATCTTTAATCCAAGTTGAGTTTTTGCTCCTGAGAATCCTTGTCCAACAATCTGCCCTGCTCTCCCTCTCATTGAGCACATAAGTAAGTTTTGATATTCCAAGTCATACTGAAGAATACTTGCTACCTGATCTCCAATATCATTTACCTCACACAATACAAATGCCTCATTGTATTTTCTTGCTACCTCCCAAATTACATTTGGGAAGAGCATTGGTTTGATGGTGTTATTTCTATACTTTGCCACAACCCTATGTGGGAACTCTGTGATGTCTGTGACAATAAACGCAGAGTAGTCATTACCAACTCCTCTTGCTACATCAACAGACATTACATAGTCATGCTTTTTCTTTGGTGGTTCATATACATCTAATCCAGCATTCTTTTGAATGGGATTGTCATAGATAAGTGTTTTAAGTTTGCTGGGAGCAATTAGTGTGTCAACAGAACCTAGAAACTCACACTCAAACTCAATCTTGAATTGTTGTTCAGAAGTGTTCTTAATGGTTTGCTTCTTCCACTTTTCATCTCTACCTGGGACTTCAGACCAGTGAACATCAGTGGGGATATAATCATTACTTCCATTCTCAGCATCATGCCACATCCTATAGAAGTGGTTCATGCCATGAGGCGTTGAGACTATGATGACTTTTGTGCTTTTGCCAGAAGTAATAGTAGGATAAACAGATGCAAAGAAGGCATCAGCGATGTGATTTGGAACGAACGCGAATTCATCCAAGAAGAGGATATTGAACGACATG